GCGGGGGGCACGTTCCGGGCCAGATCACGCAGGCCAGTAATCCATGCTTCGATGGGGGTCGTTTCGATGACGGTATCCAGTTCATCGTCAGTGACGAATTGCAGGGCCGTATCCACAAGCCACGACGGCAGGTGAACGTTCGTGAAGTCTTCACCGATTTCGACGGTGAAGAGGCGCCAATCGGCGGAATCGGCGGGGCCGATATATGGGCTAACGCAAGCGCAGTAAACGATTGCCTTATCCAGTGCTTCGGGGGTGGGGGTGATCTTCATGCCATTCAGCACGATAAGCGCACGCACTTCTGCGACGGTCTTGAACTCTTCCACGACTTCGGCGAAATTGACGGTTTCCATTACACTTCCTCAGGCTTCTACAGCAGTGGGCGGGGTGGGTTCATTGTCTAGCACTTTCAGGGCCGCAATCGCGGTCTTGAATGGTTCGTCTTCGTTGATCGGAACGTCAGCGAACAGGGTGCCCGAATTGCCGGGATTCTTTTTCAGTTCGGCGGCGGCATCGCAAACCAACGCGGCCCCCAGAATCAGACGGTCAACGGTAGACAGTCCGAGGCGCGCGATGATATGCGCTGCAAAATCGTGAGCGGGATTAATGCGATTCATTTGTGCCCCCAAGCGGCTGGAATGTTGCGGCGGATAGATTGAGCTAGGGCCGGAATGTCGGCCAGTTCTGGCAGGGGCGGAACGATACCAGAAACCACGCCCCTAGATTGCCAGAAATAACGGATTGCGTTTTCGATCTTTTCGCGGGTGTAATGTTGCGGCTGGTCAGACGTGCGAATTAATGGGCGGCTCATGGGTCCGGTTTCTCGGTTGCGGACGTTCATCGTACACTCAGGTAGCCCCCCGGTCAATGCTGAACAGGGGGCGGCCCGACAGACGGTAGAACAGATTTATGAACGGGGTGAAGTGGACAGTACCCACTTAATGACTTCGATATCCCCTGCCATCGCGTACATAGCAACCAAGCCGGCACACTTTTCGCGGCGTTGCGCTTCGGTGAAACGGGGGTAAGCAATCCCATACTTTTCGTATGCGAACGTTTCCAGTTCCATCGTGGAGCGGTTGCGCAAAACGTGTTCAACCATTGGCGCGCAGTCCCAAAGGGTTGCGCCTGCGGACTTCGGGCCGCCTTCAAGTCGGCATCCGCTGTTATATGGCGGGGCCACTTCTAGGCGCTCACACTCCCACGCTTTGGCTTGCTGCCCTTGAGCGGGGCCGATATCATGGTCCGGCGTCGGGTCCGGTCTACCAATACCGACAAAATCGAACTCCGGTTGAGTAGGCGCGGCCTCTTCCAGAATCTCCGGCTTGATCCTGGCCCTTGCCTGCTTCCCCTCGCGTACCCTTTTAACGGCTGCGGCTTTGCGTACCGGCTTGCGGGCCGGTTTCGTGGTCTTGCGCATAGTGGTATCCCCTTAGAGGAATGGCCCCGCGTGGGGGCCATTCGGTTTGGCCGTTAGAATGACGTGTCATGCTACGGCGGCGTATTGGGCCGCCGTCCATGGCGACTAATCAGGCTTCTTCGGCAATCGCTTCTTCGGCATCCTGCGGGCTGCACTCGGCCAGCAGGCTTTCCAGTTCGTACACGCGGGCCTGCGCGGCATCGCGGGCACTGCGGATTGCGGCCTGCACCAGATCGTCACGCTTGGCGATGGCGGCGATCAGGGCACCGTACACCTTATAACCCTGCTTCGTGCCCTTCGGGGCGTCGTCGTCCAGCGGGGTCGAATCCAGCACGTTACCGGCGAGGTCATAGGCGACAATCTGGTAGCCCTTCTTATCCTCGCCCTTCTCGTTTTGCGCGTCCAGATTCACGCGGGACAGGGTAACGAAAGCCACACCGTTAACGGCGGTCGCGGCGACGAGCTTGCGGCCCGTGTCCTTGAACGAGCCGGAAACGAAAGCGGCTCCACGGTTCGCCATCTGAGCGGCGGCGTATTCGGCTGGCGGCTGGCCGATGTTGTCGGTATAGACGGAAAGGCCGGCGGCTACGAGCAGGTCATTACGGTTCATGGCAGTATCCTTTTGATAAGAGTGTCGCGCGGGTGCGCATATGTGATATTACGGACTTTGGAACAGGTGTCAATAGCCTAATGCAATTTTCTTACAACTATTTTCTAGCGTCGCGGTCCTTTGCAATCGGACTCCCTCACTACGGTAACGCCCCGGCCCGTATGGTGGTAGCCGTGACCTATTAGAACGTGATGTGTTGCCTGATCCACTTGGCCGTCATATGTCCAGCTATCAGGCATCCATTGAATGACGATACAATCCCCCACTAGAAACAGATCAGCGACTACGAAAGCCCCATATTCAGGGAAATGGACTACTGCGCCAGTATAGATACAGGACATTAGAAAAGGTACTCCGGTTCGTTGGGTTCGTCGCAGCATTCGCGGGGGTAGCATTCGGAATAATTGAACTCCCCCGGTCCAGCCATATAAAGACGGTTTGCGATTTTGTCCAGACCGTGGGGCAAATCGTCAACGTCTACCGGCTCCCCATCCAGACTGTAACGGGGGTCGGTAACGTCTAGCTCATCCGGGTATCCGGGGTCGCCATTGTGTAGGGTATGAATACCGGGGGTGACAGTCACGGCATAATCACATGCCAGCACGCGGCCATCGGCGAGGGTGAACGTAGTGCGGACAAGGGTAGTCATTGCGGGTCCAGTATAGCGGCAGGGGCGGCGGCGTAGGGCACGCCACAATCAGCGAGGAAGCGCGGCACGTCGAAGCTAGGATTATCGGCTTTAATACAATATGCGATTGTACGCGCAACCCCATAGATAACCTCAGTCCTAGGGGCCTCCCTTAGCAGGGGCGCAACGGACAATTCAGCCTTGAAAACGGCGTGTAGCAAAACGTAGTCGCGGCGTGTCATTTGAAGCCCTCCCAACGGCGGAGTTCTTGATACATTTCCGGGTGATCGGTGCGCAGTTCGTTCATCATTTCCCGGTACACTTCCGGGCTATCCGTGCGCAGCTTAAATGCCTGCCAGCGCGGCTGAATCTGTCCATACCAAAGGCTAGCCCCGACGATATATGCCCAAATCAGACCGGAAAAGGTTAGGGATTCGTTTAGGGACTGGTCGCCCCATTCCACAAACCCCCAGACCGTCAACCCGTAAGCAATAGCGAGGAACAGAAGCCACGCAATCGCCCCTAGAATACAGCGCACGGCACGGGGCCACACAAGGGCTAGGAATATAAGCCCTAGCAGCCATGCAATCACGGTCACGGCTTGGCACTCCCGCACGTGGGGAAGATTAGACCACTAGCGGCCTTGCTATCGGTGAAACCGCGCCCCTTGCGAAGCTGGTAAGCCGTGAAGCCTCGCGCGCAGCATTCGCGGGCTGCGATGCTATGCCAAGCGGCGTCATTGTTGCGGCCGTCCAGAATCACTAGGGAACGGTCGCCTACTCCCGGCGACAGGTTCCCGGCTAGGTCGGACTTGTAAAATTCAGCGTAGATCATGGCTCTTTAGTCCTGGGGTTTTGAGTGACGGAGGGGGGCCAGTTTCCCAGCCCCCCCGGTTTGGATCACGCGGCCTTCAATTCCGCCATGCGCTCGGCGAGGGTCCAAAGTGCGCGATTGATCTTGACGTTCTGGTCAATGCCGTTAACCTCGCGGGTGCTAGTGCGACGGCCGTTAGCATTGCGGCCCCGGATGCCGCCCTTAATCATGTTTTCCTGAACGCGGTTAAACGTGCTCCACAAATCCTGTTCGTTATCTTCCCAACGGCGGGGGCGCAGGATATCGCGGGCCGTGATGGGGGCCGGGGTTTCATCGTCATACTTGAGGGTAAGCGCGGCCTCAGCGAATGCGGTTTGTTCGCTACCCAAAAGCTTAACCCCGGTCATCTGGTCGCGCCGGTCTGCGATGGCCTTAAACCCGTCCACGACCGTAAATGCGCCCTCGATAACGTCGTCTACAATGTTGCCCTTGTGGCGGATGCGGATATCGTTAAACGTGTCACCGCAAACAAGGCCGTTCATGCAGACGAAACGGAACATGCCCGCAAGCATTTGGTAGGACGACGTTCCATCGTGGCTGTTAATCAGGATAATTTCGTTAGCTTCTCCCGCGTTGATTTGCGAGGCGTGACGCAGGCGAATCATATGCTTTGTGAATTCGCGCTTATCTGCAATCCGGGTGCGCGACTGGCCGACCATGAACGGCTGGAATCCCTCTTTCCTAAGGCCCTGCAAAACGTCAACGGTGGGCACGAAGGCATAACGATCGGAGCGGCTATGGTGCGCGTCGGTGGCAAAGATGGAGGGGGCAACGCGCATGATTTGGGCGTCGGAAAGGGGGCTATCAGCGCGGAACTGAATGGGGGCGGCGAAACGAGCGGCGAGGGCGGTAGACATGGCTATTTATTCCTATGAGATGAATGTTGCGGGGTGAGTGGCTAGATTAGGGGTTTAGGGGCTGGGTGTCAACCCCTTTTTTACCACATTTTTATGAATAGGGATTCACTGCCAGAGGTAACGGCGGAACATGGCACGGTGAATGGTGAGGGCCGACACTATGCAAAGCCCCACGATAACGGCGGCCATTAGTAGTCCGTCCCGGCCGCCAGATGGGCAGCCACAATGCCGAGATATGCCAGTTTGCACTCTTTCACTTGTTCCGGGGTGGCATTGTATATGTTATCAATCCCCAATTCTGCGCGCTTGTTTTCGTATGCCTCTTTAACGGCCCGATAATATGCGAGGCTAGCGGCAGCATCGACGTTCAATGCGTCACCGTGCGCGGCCGTGAAAGCGGCGTATTCTTGGAGGTCCGAATATTCGGACAGGGCAGCCGGGTAAAGATGGCCGTTAGCGTCTACCGCTATCGCCATGGATACGCGGGAGTACGTGCCGGCCTTTGGCTTGTTCCAAACTAGCCCCGGCTTTTTGGGGTTGCTGGTCTGGGTGCAATAGCGGAAGCCTTTACCCTTGCGAAACTCCACCCATACGCGCATCGTGCAACGCAAGCGGAAACCGTAGGGGTAATCCTGCACGGTCACGGCGGTTTCAGGGGATACGGCGGCGGCTCGGTTTGCGGCGGTTGTCATGGCTGTTTAGTCCTATGGTGGCGGGTGGGGGTTTAGGATACTGCCCCCTCATGCGAAGGGGCAGCGGCCTAGGCCCTCAGACGCGCGCCACAAGGGCCGCCATTTCATCGCCCCCGGTATAGTCGGCGATGAGTTCCGAACCGTCGTGCGCGTTGCCATAAATGAGGTATGCGGTTCCGATGCGCTCGCCGGTCGCCTTACGAAAGCGAATGCGATCCTCGCCAGTGGTCGCCATCGCGGCCAGAATGGTCATGCGGTCTGCGGACTGTTTAACCGTCCATTCCTCGCCGTCCTGAACGCTTACCACATAGCCGGCCTCTAGGGCTAGGCGGATCAGGCGACGGGCTTTCACGGCCTCGCCGGGGCTGGCAAAGCGGTCTAGGGCGATGCGGGTATCGGCTACGTTCATGGCTCTTTAGTCCTATGTTGTTTGAGAGGGTGGGGCGGTTGCCGGTTTCGGCGGTGTGGTCGTGGTGCGAAGCCATTATCTGGGCGTCACGTTATTTCGGTCAATGCCGTTCGTCATGCCAGTTTGTGCCGTTCGTCGGTTGCGAGGGTCTGAGGGGTCCGGGGCGGTTCCAAAGGTCGGCGAGGCTGGACCCCCTTGTATGTCATTGATTGCGCTAGGTTTTATGTAGTGGGGTCCAGGGGGTCCGGACCCTTTTAAGGTAATATATGAGATTGAGAGAGTTACAAAAAAGAGGCTTTTTTAAGGGCAAAACTGTGTAGCGAGTTAAAAGGGGGGCGGACCCCGGACTTCCGGACCCCCTGCGGGGGATTTGGAGCGGCCGGGGCGTCGGGCTTTGGTAGGGCCGCCCTCGCGCCCCGGCTCGCGCGTGGAATCCCCCTTGTTTTCAGCCTCGCGCGCCAAATTTCAACGCGCAGCCCCCCACCCGCCACCCTCGTACCTGAGAGGGGGGGCAATCGCAGCCACGGGCCGCGCAGGCCCGGCTTCAGGTTCCTGAACGACGGCCGGGGGGCTTCCGTCGCATGAGTATGCAAGTATCATGCCAACAAATATGTTCCACGTGGAACATGCGCCGACCACGTGCCCACGTTCCACGTGGAACCATACCCATACGTAGGGGTACGGTCAGAGGTCCGCTATTCAGATACCTTAACAGGAGGCCGGGGGATGCCCGAAGAAGTGCCGGGCCTAGCTAGCTAGTAGCACCCCCGGACTTAGGAAGAAGCACAACCAAAAAAGCTCATCTCATCCCCTATGAGACTTCATGTGCCGCGCCATCACTTTACGTCGGACCCCAATCGAGTTAATCTCTACCATATGAACCCGTACCGCGTCGAAGCCTTTGGAGAGTTAGTAATCCCCAAAGATTGGGTATTCTATACGGCACTGGCCGCACGCTTGCATCGCGCGAATAACGAGGAAGCCTTGCAGGATTTGATTAATATAATTGCACGGATTAGAAGGACACGTGCAACAAGATACTATGCCGCCCTAGGCGATGATATTACGACAACACTCGCAGGACGCGAACGATCAGTAAGAGGGATCAAAGAATGAATAACCTTCCGGCACTCCTGATTGATGAATCCCCTGAGGCAGAATGGGCACTCGCTGACCCTAAAAGCATCGCGGGGCGGGTAACGCGCGCACGTAATGAAGGGTTCGTAAACCTTACCCCCTACCAACGCCAGTTTGCACTGGAATTCGTGCTGTCCGGCGCTAGCCTCAAGAAGATCGCACGGGTTATGGAACTGCCCCGGCCCATGATTCAGAAAATGTATAACGATCCAGTAACTCGCGCGTATATAACCGATTTACAGAAAGAAGTAGCCGCGCAACGCGTTATTAATGACCAGTGGGTGGAGAATCAGATTCTACAGAATATGCCCAAACTACTCGGCGAAGAGCCGGTAGATATTGTGACCTCAAAGGGCTGTCATATTAAAAAAAGAAAATACCACGCGGCAGAACTCACTAGCCTATTTAGGCACTTCGGTGGGGGCCAGGAATCCAAGCAGGCTGGGGCCGGTGGAGTTAATGTGCAAATCAACTTCGGGGATATTCTGTCAAAGCCGCCCACAGTGACGCTCAACATGGACGATCAAAACGAAGATGCGTGACTATCGCCCGAATAAGAACGTACAGCTTCCCAATAACTGGTTCCCAATGGCCCACCAGAGGGAATTCTTCGACTACCTGTTTGAAGACGGTAAATTCCCGGAGAAGAAACGTGCGTTTCTCACATGGCATCGACGGGCAGGTAAGGACTCCTGTTCTATTAACGGATTGGCAATCGCGTCGCAGCTACGGACAGGTACATATTGGCATCTTCTTCCCACCCTTAACCAAGGCCGGAAAGTCGTCTGGAACGGCGTGGATTCGTCTGGCCGCCGCATTATCCACCAAGCATTCCCGAAAGAACTCATCGAGGTATCCAATGAAAATGAAATGAACCTACGGCTTAAGGGGGGTAGTTATTACCAAGTAGTGGGCAGTGATAACTACAACTCCCTTGTAGGCTCCAATCCCGTAGGTGTCATTTTCTCGGAATGGGCGCTTTCGGACCCCGCTGCATGGGACTTCGTTCGTCCCATTTTGCTGGAAAATAAAGGGTTCGCTGCATTCATTACCACGCCCCGAGGAAAGAATCATGCGTACAAGCAATGGAAGACGGCACGGAAGCCCGGTTCTAATTGGTTTACGAGCACGAAAACGATTCGTGATACTTTCCGCAATAACGGTGAGCGCATCATTACAGAAGCGGATATCCAATCGGAGCGCGATGAGGGTGTTGCCGACGAGATTATCGAACAAGAGTATTACTGTTCATGGGAAGGCATTAATTTCGGTAGCATATTCGGACGGCAACTTGGTAAGTGCGAAAATCAGCAGATCGACTATGACGAACCATTCATCCCTGATCTTCCG